AGAGCGCGTGGCGGCGCCACGGTCGCGCGATTCGGTCAACACGCTCGACACGAAGGAATACATTGGCGGCTCGCTGCACATCGTCACCGCCGGCGCCGCCGCCAACCTTTCCGAGATCCCGGCCCGGAGGGTGCTGTTCGACGAGGTCGACCGCGCCGAGGCAAACGTCAACGGTGAGGGCGATCCGGTCGCGCTGGCCAAGGCACGCCAGACCACGTTCGAGCGCAATCGCAAGAGCTACTTCCCCAGCTCGCCGACGATCACTGGTCAGTCGATCATCGAATCGCTGTACCTGCAGGGAACGCAGCAGGAGGCGCTGGCCGAGTGCGTGCATTGCGGCCACGCCCAGCCCCTGGTGTTCGAGCGCCTGCAGCAGGACGACGACGGCCAGGCCATCTACCCCTGCATCGACTGCGGCGCCTTCATGGTCGAGACCGACAAGAACCGCATGTTCGCGAACGGTCTGTGGTCGGACGGTGTGCCCGGTGATGGCGAGACCGTCAGCTTCACCATCAATGCGATGTTCGCTCCCTACGGCTGGCTGCCCTGGATCGCCCTGCTGCGCGAATACCGCGCAGCCCGGGCCAAGCTCGATGAGGGTAGCGAGGAGCTGATGATCACGTTCTACAACACGCGCCTGGCGCGATGCTGGGAACGCAAGAAAGAACAGACCAAAGCCGGCGAGCTGCAAGCCCGGGCTGAGGCCTACAAGATGGGCACCGTGCCAAAGGGCGGCCTGGTGCTGACTGGTAGCGTCGACACCCAGCCGGACCGCTTCGAGCTGAAGGTGCTGGCCTGGGGCGAGGGTATGGAAGAGTGGGTGGTCGATTACCAGGTGATCGAGGGATCGCCGTCGGACCAAGCCACCCAGGACAAGCTCGACCAGGCGCTGCTGGGCCGGTACCGCCACGCCGGCGGGCGCATGCTGTCCATCGCCGCGACATTCATCGATTCGGGCGGCGCGAACACGCACGACGTGTACAACTTCACGCGCACTCGCCAGCACCGTCACATCTACGCCATCAAGGGCCACTCAACGCCGAACAAGCCGATCCTCGGCACGAAGCCTTCCCTGGTCGACGTGAACTGGCAGGGCAAGGTGATGCCGCATGGTGCCAAGCTGTGGCTGATCGGTACCGATACGGCGAAGGACTACCTGGCCGCGCGCTATCACCTGACCAGTGGCCCGGGCGCCATCCACTTCCCGAGTGACCTGCCTGCCGAGTACTACCAGCAGCTGACCGCCGAATACTGCGTCACCGTCTTCAAGCGCGGACGCAAGGTGCGCATCTGGGAGAAGAAAAAAAGTGACCGCAACGAGGCCGGCGACTTGATGGTGTACGGCCTGGCGTGCGCCCAATACCTGGGGCTGCACAAGAAGACGCCGGCGCAATGGAAGGCCCTGCGCGACTTCGTCGACCCCGACACCCCTGACCTGTTTGAACAGCCGCCAGCGTCCAGCGGCGAACCCATCCCGGCGCCGGCGCCGACCGTATCAGCAGCACCCACCCCAGCAGAGCAAACGAGACCCGAACCATGGACGCCAGCCACGACAACCAACCCAACATCCAGCAGGCCGCGCCGGCCGGTAGGAAGGCAGTGGTAATGGACGAGGTGCTGGGCAACCCGGACCTGGTCGACGCCATCTTCGCATTCATCCAGGCGGAGTTTCCCGACTTCGCGCAGCGGGCCGCCGAGCTGAAGGCAGAGGTGAGGCGCGAATTTAGCGGGATCGAGATCTACATTCCCAGGCGCTCCCAAGCTGCGCGGGAGCAGCTGGCGAAGGAGGTGTTGAGTGCGTTCAACGGGCGCAATGCCGCCGAGGTAGCGCGGCGCCTGGGGATCGGCCGGGCGACGGTGTACCGCATCATTAAGCAAGATGGCGGCAAGAAATAAAATCTCAGTTTTCCGAGAAGTGAGACAGGCCAGTCGCTACCCTTGGCGACATGGCCCTCACTCAATCTGACCTCGACGCGCTCGACTCCGCAATCGCTTCCGGCACGCTGGCGGTGGAATTCGGCGGGCGTAAAATTACTTACCAGTCCACGGCATCGTTGATCGAGGCGCGCAATCACGTCGCTACGGTCGTGAACGGGACTGGCCGCAACCGCGGCCCAAGCGTCTTCCGCTTCGGCTTCACTACGTCGAGGGGTGATTGATGCCGAACCTGATCGACCGGGTTATCGGCTGGGTCAGCCCCCATGCCGGCATCGCGCGGCACTTCGCCCGCAAGCAGCTGCAGCGAGCGTACGAGGCCGCCAGCCCGCGTGACACGTGGCGGCCGCGCCGTGCCGGCGCCAGTGCGAACGCCGACCACCAAGCAGATGCCAAGACCTTGCGCAACAAGGCACGTTCCCTTGTGCAGAACGTTCCGTATTGCCGTGCTGCACTCGAAGGCCTGTGCTCTGCAACTATCGGCACTGGCATTGTTCCTCGCGCGACTGGCCAGGACAAGGAGATCATCAATAAGCTGTTCGCTCTCTGGAGCAAGGTCTGTGATGCGGATGGCCGCTACGATTACTTCGGTCTGGTGAAAGCCGCATACGCTGCGATGGAGCAGGACGGCGAAGTGCTCGTGCGGCTGCGACCACGCCGTGCTGCCGACAACCTGCCAGTGCCGCTGCAGCTGCAGCTGCTGGAAATCGATTGGCTGGACGATTCGCGAACTGGGACCGTCGGCGGCAACCAGATCATCAACGGGATCGAATACGATGCGCTGGGCGCCGTGGCGGCCTACTACCTGTGGGACCAGCATCCCGGTGAAGTAGGCACGCTGCGTGGCCGCAAGACACAAAGCACCCGCGTCTCGGCGCAGTTCATCATCCACTTGTACAACCCCGAACGTCCTGGTCAAGGCCGCGGCTTTACCCGCTTCGCACCAGTGATCGCGCGCGTGCGCGACCTGCAAGTGTACGAGGATGCAGAGCTGGCTCGTAAGAACCTGGAGACGCGCCTGAGCGTGCTGGCCAGCGGCGATGTCACCAGCATGGAGAACCCGGCCGCGCTCGGTGGCGCCGCGCCGGAGCAGAGCGGCGGCGTGCGGGACCTCGGCGAGCTCGGCGGCGGCGCCATCTTCGGCATGCCTGCGGGGATGGAATTTACCGTTGTGGAGCCGAAGGCGGCGCCAGGCTACGTCGAGTACGTGAAATACCAGATGCACATTATCGCGACTGGCTTGGGCGTTCCATACGAGATGGTCACCGGCGACATGAGCGGCGTGAACTTCAGCAGCGCGCGCGTGCGCGGCCTGGACTTCCGGCGCGCTGTACAGCAGATGCAATGGCTCGTGCTCAAGCCGAAGCTGCTGGAGCCGGTTCACGAAGCGTTCGTCGAGGCGGCTTACCTGGCCGGCAAGATCCGCGGGCGCGACATGGCTGTCGACTTCAGCCCCCCGAAATGGGACTACGTCAATCCGGAGCAGGACGTGAAGGCCGATCAGGCCGAGATAGCGGCCGGCCTGTCTACCCTGAGCGAAAAGCTCCGCCAGCGAGGATATGAGCCGGACGTGGTGTTCGCCGAATGGAAATCCGATTTCGACAAGCTGAAGGCCCTGGGCATCCTTGACACGATGCTGTTCCTGCAGCGCGGCAATATGCCTACGCCCACTGCCGACTCCACAGCTACCGAATAACAACCGCCGGCGCCGCCGGCAAACTGGAAGGAAGCCATGCCCAAGTATCTCCACCCCGACGTCCTGGACGGCGGCCCCCTCGTGGTCAAGAACAGCGCAACGAAAATGTTGCTGATCAAAGCATACGCCTTCGGTGATTCGTTGGCGACCGTCACCGGCAACAAGCTTGCGGAGGTCGGCGTTGTTGCTGCGGATTTCAACCTGTCCACCGTGAACGTGAACGACCGGCGCTTCACAGGTCCGGCAGGTAAAAGCGCCGCGGCCGCAGCCAGCTCGGGAGCGTCGCCGAATCTGCACATCGCCTACGTCGACGGTACCCGCGTTCTCTGGGTGACAGATGAGACAACCGACCAGGTGATTACCGCGCCGAACCCGGTCGATTTCCCTCAGTGCGCCTTCGACTCTCCGCAACCAGTCTAAGATCAAGGTCATGAATCTCAGCTCATCGTTCAATGTTGGCGAGCCCCAGGCCGACGGCCGCCGCTACGTAAAGGAGATCCATGTCACGGAAGACGGCCGGAGGGAGCAGTTCGAATACCTGTGGGATGGCGTGCTGGACCCGCAGTTGGTGATGGAAGAGCGTGCAGCGGAAATCGTGCGGCAGCTGGCCGCGCGTGCCGCCGCCCGCGCCGCGGTGGTGGGCATCGAAGTGCCTTGGACGAAGTATGAGTTCCTGGAACTGTTTTCGTCGATCGAACGCCAGGCTATCCGCCGGCGCGCCCTGACCGACGAGAACGTGCTTGACTTCATGGAAATGCTCAACGCCTCCGGCGGGGTGTACAAGTCGAAAGCCTGGCCCGGCCTGATGTACCTGGCTCACATCGGTGAACTCACGTTCGAGCGCGCCGAAGCGATCGCGGAGGCCTTGTGACCGACTACTACCTGCGCTCGGTCGGCGGCAGCGACAGTAACGACGGTCTGAGTTGGGCGACGGCACGCGCCACGATCGTCAGCGCCGTGTCGCTAATGGTTGCCGGCGACACGCTGCACGTCGCTGAGGACCACGTCGAATCGACCAACCAGAACCGGACGCTGAACTTCCTTGGCACGCCCGCTCAGCCAAATCGCGTGATCTGCTGCAAGGCTGGCTTGCAGCCGCCTACCGAACTGGCAGCCACGGCGAGCATCGTAGCCATTGTCGGCGGTGGCATGACAATCCAGGGCAGCGTGATCTGGCATGGCGTCAACATGAGTATCGGTACCGGTGGCAGCGGCCCGTCGATCATCCTCATGTCGGGCATCACGACAGACGCCGTGCAGATCTATCGTTCCTGCGATTTTGGCTTCGGCGGCACCAGCGGCAGCAGCCTGAGCATTGGCAACGGAGGATCGAGCAACACATCAAGGTGCCGGATCCTGCTCGAAGATTTCCGCCTGAAGCTCAACGGCTCAGGGCAACAAATCGCCATCCAGCAAGAATTCACCTGGCGCGGCGGTAAGTACGTGGCCGGCGCTGGCCCTGCGCCGTCATACCTCTTGCGCGTCGGCGCGCAAGGGCGGGGTGTTCCGGTCCTGGTCGAAGGCGTCGACCTCTCCGAGCTTGCCGCAACCACCGACCTGGTCAACGGCCCGCAGACAACCGGACGCGTCATTTTCCGCGACTGCCTGCTGCCGGCAAACTGGACAGGCCAGCTCGTCCAGGGTGTGCTCGACCCTGGCACGCGCGTGACGATGCACAACTGTGACTCAGGAGCCACGCGATACCGCGCCTGGGTCGTAGGCTTCACCGGCGCGCTACGCTCCGACAGCGCCTTCCTCAAGGCGGGCGGCGCCAATGATGGCACGGCCAGCTACTCCTGGAGGATGGACACCAACGCCAACGCGATGTCAGGCGGCATCGGGTTCGAATCCGATGAGCAGCTGTTCGGGATTCCGGCGGCCGGCGTTCCAATGACGCTTTCCATAGATGTCCTGACCGACGGTGTGGATTTGACCGACGCAGATGTTTGGCTGGATGTGCAAGAGGCGGGTGCGCCGAAGGGAAGCTTTTACCGATCACGCGCCGCACTGCTTGCTGTCCCGAAGACGCACCCGGCCAGCACCGCGACCTGGGCTACGACAGGCATGGCTTCGCCGCGGCGCCAACGCGTCTCAGTGACGTTCACGCCGCAGACGGCGGGCGTCGGGTTCTGGAAGCTCACGCTGGCTCGACCGAACACCACGATCTACGTTGACCCGAAGCGGGCGGTGTGATGGTTCAGCGTCTCATCCCCGGCTATGGCTATATCGACGAGCCCTCGCGTGGTGGCCAGTACCTGATCCCAGGTTATGGGTACATCGATGTTCCCGCTGCTTCGACCTCGTTATCCAGTGCAGACACTGTGCGGAGGGCGGAGCTAAGCAGCGGCGTTATCGTGCAGCGTCATGCACTTGCATCTGCACCGTTCGCTGTTCGTCGTTCCAGTTCGCCGTCAAGCGCAGTCCAGCGGCATGTACTCTTGGCGGAGCGCAGTGTCGTGGCGCGCTCGACTATTGCAGCGCCGGTGGTGCAGCGTCATCAGCTGGCCGGCGCGGTTGCTGCGGTTCGCCGCGTACAAGCTGATGCTGCGCTGGGCGAGATTGTGGAGGCACGACACACGCTGGTCTCCGATGCTGCAACTGTAGTACGGACTGCCCCAGCGGTGGCGCTCGCTCAGCGTCACCAGATTGGTGCTGGCGTTGACATGTTGATCCGCACTGCCGTAGGGGGCAGGGTAGTGCAGTGGCATCGCCT